GTGAGGATGTCGTCGCCCATCAGCTCGGCGGTTCGCTGGCTGTCGTCTCCCACCGAAAGCCCTGCCTCGGTCGGCCTGGTCGTCGATGTCTTTGCAACGCCGTCCACGATATATGTGTACACCGTTTGACCTCCGCCAACAGGCTCGTCCCATCCATAAGAGACTATCCTCTCGCCGTCGGCTGTGATGTAGCCGCAAAGGGATATGCCGTTGGGTTTGTATATTACAATCATTTTTGCAATTAGTTGCAGTTTAGTTTCGATTGCAAAAGTACGCCCATTTATTGAGATTCGGCGTGTTTTAGGCTGCAAATAATTTGATTAACTGAATTATCAAAAACAATGCAGGACGGCAACAAAAAAGCCGCCCTCTCGGACGGCTCACTAACAAAGATGATTGAACAGATTTCTAATTAAATTCGGGGCGCGAAAAGAACGCCGCAAGGTTGTCGTCGGTCATTCTGGCGACTTGCTTCATAACAAAATTCGCGTAGATTGCAGGCCATCCGAAGCCCTTGTTCTCAGCTTCGAGCCGTCTGCCCCAGTCGGCAATTTTCGCGTTGTGTGAAAACTTGTCTATTTGCGCCTTGAACGCTGCAATAAGTTCGTTGTACTCCATATCTTGACGGTTTATAGGGTTAGGCTGTGGGGGCTTGCTGTTGCTCGCCCCATAGTTTCTCGGCTGTCGCCACTTTGTCCTTCAGTTCGTTGACTCTCTTCTTTGCGTAGGTCAGCGTGTAGGCGTGTTCGCGTGGGTATTTGCCGGACTTCACACCCTCGTGGTACTCTTTAGCCGCCTCAAGCAGCTCTTTGAAATGCTCAAGGCTTTCGGGCATATCGAGCGTGATGTCCTCGGCTTTTCTATCCCAATAGTCAGCCTTGTCGAGGTGGCTCTCGGCTTTCTCGCCCTCTGCCACACCGCGCCCCATTGCCGCCCACGACTGGTTAATTGCCGCCCGATGGCGTTTCTCGGAGTGATGCCCCACCAGTATGGGCTGTCCTGGCACAATACCTGCCACCGCCGCCTCTGATTTCTCGAAGTACCGCGCGCTTCTGTCCTCTGCCTTTTGCGCCCACTCACGGCGACGCTCTGCGCGTCTCGCCGCCACGGTCGCCTTGTTCGTGCCGTCCGTGCGTGTGATTGAATAGGCGTAGCAGCCGTCTTTCGTCCTGCTGACAAGGTTGTGTACCTCGCACTCGTGCAGGTCGCCACGGCGCGTCTCGACGTTGATGATTTCGCCCTTCTCGTGCTGTGCCTCGCACTTGGCAAGAAACACATTCGGGCAATACTTGATATAGGTGATTTTCTCGTTTTCCATTGTGCTGATTTTTGACTGATTGATATTTGATTTATCGCGCCCAATAAAGCGGTACGCACTTGTCGCCGTAGTGCCTCGGCTCTCTGTTGAAAAGGGCATTCGTCACGGCTCGTTTCGCGCTTGATACGGTCGCAAAATGCAGCCATACGAATGAGCCGTCCTTTACCCTTTTCGCAGGTATCTCGAAGGGCTTGTGGTGCTGATGGTCGCAGTATATAGGCACACCGCCGCCAGCTATCTGTAACGGGGTCTTGACAAGCTCAAACTGCCCGATGTGTCCGCTCTCGTAGAACACGGGCACTCTCTCGCCTCTCTCGTCCGCCTCAAGCGGTATGATGCGTCCGCTCGGCTTGCAGTCGCCAAACGCCTCGACCCTGTAAAGGTCGCCGTTCAGCCTTATGATGTCGCCAGTCGTTGGGTTTCTATCCATTGCTTTGCAATTTAATAGGTTAGTACATAATTGATGATGCGTATTCAACGTCTTCGTCGTCTTCGTCAAGGACACGACCGTCTACCTGTAACTGGTAGTCATAGGAATGTACAAACACACATAGGTCGTCGTATGCCTCGTTGAGGTCGTCATATTCACGTTTGAGTTCGTCGGGCAGTTCAACGTCGCCCTCAATGATACTAATTCTGTAGGTTTTAGGCTTGCGGTCGCCAGTTGTGGGGTTTCTGTCCATTGTTTCGGGGTTTATAGGCTTATGAGGTTTCTGATGATTTCTTCAAGGGTGAGGCAGTCGTTCACGTCCGCCGTTATGATGCTGATGATGTCGTTCATATCTCTGAATGTTAGCAGTTATACAGATAGTTGGTTTCTTTTCTCGCGTCCGCCATTGTGCCGCTGAAGTGTCTGTCTCGCTCGATGGTCAGACCGTAGGGCATACGCTGTTTCTGCAGGTCGGACAGCAGGACGTAGCCAAGTTCAGCGCACTGCAGGCAGCACAGACCGAACAGAAGCCAGTCGCCGTCGGGTCGCTGTTCGCCCTCTGTGATGTACCACGTGCCGATGCCGCAGGGGTTGAAAAACTTTGCTATGATTTTGGGGTTCTCGACGTTCTCTTGTGAACGCAGGGGGTGCTTCTTCAGCTTGTTCTCGATTGATTTTGTGATGAGCTGCATATCTATTCAGTTTTAAGGGTTAGAAACAAATGTTGATAAGGTTGGCTTTCTTGAAGCAACGCCACTCGGCTTTCTCTGTGTCAAAGTAGACCTGCACCGTGTCGTTCTTGCGGCGGTTGTCCTCGCCCGATGTGGCAGGGATTAAACGCTCTGCAAGCGTGCCGAAAGCCTCACGGATTGAGCCGTCCACTTTCTGAAAGTAGAATTTCACGATGCGGCTTTTCATTGCGATGCGCAGCTTGATGTTGCGCCACGCCGTTGCAAGTGCCTCGCTGAGGCTGTAGCCGTTTCTCTTTACGAAAGCCCACGCCATTGTCATAATCTCGCGCAGGGTCTCTTTGCTGTTCAGTTTTGTGTTCATCTTTGTTAAGTTTTTAAGGTTTGTATTTAATTGTTTGTTTAACTTTACAAGTGCAAAGATACATATAATTTTGAATATACAAGTATTTTTTATTGCTTTGTTTAATATTTTGTTTAATTTTATCCGTATATCATTGAAATATTGCACCTTATGAATATGTTAAAAATTCTTAACGAATTAAATTTTACAAGTATTTTTGCTTGTTTTGTTGTGTACTTTCTATAATTTCGACACAACAAAACGCAAAAAACGCCCCACAATCAATGCAGGACGCTGTTATTCAAAAAGATAATAAAAAAAATGATGTGCAATTACGGCATATCGTCCGCGCTTATGGGTGTTGTGCGCAGGATGAAGCCCAGCAGCTTACCCAGAGCGTAGTAGCGGACGGCATCTATTCCGTGGTTGAAAGCGTCGATGGGCTTGTTGATGTAGTTGCCGTCCTTGTCTTTCGCCCACGTGTAGTTCCTAAACTCCGTGATGAGGTTTTTAGATCTGCGCGTGACGTGGATGCGCATTGTCTTGAGCTTGTCAATTCCGGCTTCTATCGAACCGTTCCCTTTCTGCACGGCGTAAATGAACAATCCGGTGTTGGCAATCTCCTGAATGAGTCGCGGGTCGGCACTGTCTGCCATAATCTCCAAGCCCTGGGGCAGGGTCTTGTGCAGCTCTTCGGATATGTCGGAGGACAGCATCCTCGTGCGGTAGAAAAGCTCATCGACATAGAGGTCGTCGCCTATCACTCCGCAGCGCACTCCGGCGGTCGGGTCGTTGGTGAATCCGAAGTCAAGACCTGCCGCCTGGTGCTTGCAGTTTTCGGGGAACTCGTCCACGATGTCCCAGTTGTCGAACACGACACCCTCCACCTCGTCAGTCCAGTGGCCCATAAACGTGTGGGCGTACTCTTCGGGGTGGAACTGCTTCGCGTACTCTGCATTGTTGATGAACTCCTCCGAGAGGTTGTCGAGGTTGTCGAGGTAGGTGGTATGGATGTGCAGGACGTTGGGATGGGTGGAGATTTGGACGGGAACTCCGTCAAAATACTCGATGCGGTGGGTGTTCTCTATGTATTTCTTGTAGACGAAGTGATACTTGTCCGTCGGGTTCATTATTATGATGATGCGGTTCTGTATTCCCTTCTGGCGGATAGAGTACATAATGGTGGAGAACTCCTTCTCGCTCGTCCATTCCTCCGCCTCGTCGCAGACGAATGTGGTGATGCCGTGGATGGACTTGAGCTTCGCCGTCTGGTTGCCGCTGCTGGTCTTGATGCCTCGGAACATAACCTTGGCACCCGTCTTGAGATTCACAACGTCCTGTTTGGTGGCGTGGAAGAACTGGCTTGTGCCGTCAGCCTCGACCTTTTCAAGAAATTCGGGGATGACGGACACCTCGGCCGATGTCATAGTGTAGCGCGAGAAAAGCACGTTGTGAACCAGTTTCTCCCTCTCGCCGCTGTTGTTCAGCCTGTGCCGCATCTCGAAAGTGAGCCGCTCGATGAACGTGGAGCAGCCGAAAGACTTGCCGGAGCCACGCCCTCCCGTGACAAGGATGATGGGCTTCTCGGTGTCCTGGTACAGAGGATAATATACGGGGTGGGTGTAAATCATTGCTCCTCGCGGCTGGCCTTCTGCTTTTCCTCGATTTCCTTCTCAATCCAGCGTGAAATGTCCACGCCCTCTTCTGCGGTGTGCTTGAGCGTTATGGCCTCGCCGAAGCCCTCGTCTCGTCCGAGCGTACCCATAAGGTAGCGGAGCATATTCGAGTCGGGCGGAACCTGCCAGCCCTCGAACTCGCCCTTATCGTTGACGATGGGCTTCCCGAGAGCCACAAGGCGTGATGTGGCGATGCAGCTGTCAAGGAACTGCTTGCGCGTCTCCTCGATAGCCTCCGCGAATTCCTCGTCGTCTTTCGCCCACAGCCATATAGTGCCACGCTTCACACCCAGTACCTTCGCCGTCTCCGTGAGATTGCCTCCAGTGGCTTCAAGAGCCTCACGGAACCTCTTCGTTGTCGGTTTCTTGTATTTCTTCATAGGTGGCGTTGTTTAATGGTTGTCTACTCCTGCTCCTCCAGCATAGAGAGCAGCTCCTCGCCCTTGACAATCTGCGTGTGTTCGGGCAGGTTGAATCGGGCAAGGAAGTCCTGCATATTGTCCATATTGTCGAAAGACAGCATAAGGTAGGCCGCCGCCTGCTCTGCTTTCTCCTGCGCCTGCTGGTTGGCCTGCTCCTTCACGTCTTTCATATGCTGGATTTTGGCCTGGCGAGCCTTTTCCGCTTCCTCTGGTGTCTCCTTGCCGAGCAACACGTTGACGACATCATCCACGGGTGTGTCGCCTGGCAGCTCCTTCCATACTGGTTTTTCGTCCGACGGCTTCGCGGCACCGCTCATCATCGCCGACGTGATTGTCGGAACTGCGGCGGTCTTGATGGCGGCGAGGTTTTGCTCCAGCCCTATTCCCATCATCGCAAGGTCGGCATCAGTCAGTCCGGCATTGGCCACATTGATTTTCGGAACGATGGCTTTCAGTCGGTCATAATCCCACTTACCCTGTGCGTTGGGGTTGTTGAGCAGGACATTCAGTTCCATCTCGCTGCCCTCATCCACATCCACAACGTCGGCACGTATCCGGTAGTCATTCTCCTTGGTGTCGGGGTTATACTTCTGCAGGCTGTCAAGGACAGAGATTCGCTGGTGTCCTTGCACGATGGTGTTGCCAGTCCTCTTGTTGACGACGAGACCGCCGACAAGACCGAATTTCTTGATGCCCTTGCGGAGGTTTTTCAGCTCATCCTCGTCGATGATACGGGGGTTGTACTCTGCGAAGTGTATCTCGCTGCGCAGCAGCTCCCTGTTCTCCGCGTTGAAATACTTCGACAGCATTGCCGTCTGTGTTTCCTCTGTTGTCTTTTTCTTTCCCATCTTACTGGTGTGTTTTTATTGTTGTTCGTTCAATGGTATTTCGGGGTTGTTGTAATGATACTCGAAGAGGATGCGCTGCGAGAGGGGAAACGCCTCGTACATACGCTGAAGGTCGGCTGGGGCGTTTTTCTCCATCCACAGAAAGCAGTCGAGGTTGAACCCTATGCCGTTACTGGCGTTCTTTCCGTAGCGCACGGGCATAGGCAGACGCTTCTGCTTCATATACGCGAGCACCTCTTTCTGCGTCCACGTGGCAAGAGGGTACGCAAGCCCTGCGTTGGTGTAGTGCGCCTCCTCGTAGGTGTTCAGCATAAGGCGGCGGTTCATACTGTCGGCTTTCTTCATACCGAGGAACACGGGGTTGATGCCCGTCTGCTCACGCGCCTGGTCTACGACATTGCGCAGCTTCAGCAGCTTCTGCTTCGGGTTGGCGACGCAGTACATTCCGCCGCGCCTCACATACGAGAGGTTCCAATGCTCCATTTGGATCACCTCGACGTTATGGTACCGCAGGAGCGACGACTGGAGGAAACGCTCGATATGCTCAAGCCCAGGAACGAAGTACATAAACACGCACACCACCCTCTTGAAATAGGGTGCCACGAGGTCGAGGGTGACAAGGCTGTCCTTGCCGCAGGAGTTGAACACTATACACTCGTCCGTCTGTTGCCGGATGAATCTTATTGTGTCGTGAGCTTGCTCCAATTTGTTCATATCTTACAAAGGTTTTTGTGTTGCTGACAATGTACAATGCAAATAAGGGGATGCAGGGCTATCGCCGCCGCACCCCCTCGCCTTGGTTTCTTGGCGGCAGAATCAACCACCAGCCATACCGAGACCGACACGCACGTCATAGTAACGGGTACGGCGAGAGACCGCACGACCACGACGGGCGACACGACCAGTCTCGTTGTTGGTGAAAGTCTGCTGACCACCAGTGTAGTTCGCGCCTCTGTAGGCGGTGAAGGCGCGGGTGCTACGGTTGCGATTGGTAGGCATAATTGCTCCTTTCTTTTTTTGGGGTTAAACTTCAGTTATTTCACGTGAAAAACAAGTTTTCAGAGTGCAAAAGTACACACTTTTTCCTGCTTTCACGGTGTTTTGCGTTTTATATTGTTTGATTATTGTGATAATCAAAATAAACGCATCAATCGGCATCGGGCTGCTGTGTTTCAGCCTCGGTCAGCTCCTCTTCTATGCGCACCGCTGTCGCTTTGGCATAGTCCCGAAAGTCCTGCATAGCCCAAAACTCGGCCTGGTGCTTCTCGGCTTTCGCATCGTCTCTCCGAAGGAAATTGTTCTGTATCGCCTGCATCTCATCGGGCGTGTACTTCGCATTGATGATTGCCGAGGTGATTGCGTCGCGGTCGCAAATCCCGACGGGCAGCGTCACGGCTGTCGCCACCCACTGGGGCTGAGCTTCGTCTCCCGATTCCTCTTGCGGCTGTTCCTCGTGAACGTCTATATAGACGGTGATTTGCCTCTGGCCTCCGTTGAGGCGTTCTGTGTAGAGCGGAGGACATTCTTGTCCTCTCCATTCTGTCTTTTGCATAACGAATTTCTCCTATGTTATAATTATACTTGATTTTTACGACGTGCCTATTCGTCTTTAGGTAGGCGAAGCGGTACATCCTGCGGAATTTCAAAAGTGTCGCCATCCTCTTGGCGTAGCCGTTGGTGTGGCAGGTAAAGCCGACGTATGAATTGAGCGACATCAGCGACTGGTTCACGGCGGCCAGCGCGCTCATATTCATCTCTCCCTCCTCGATGTGGCTGCACAAGGTGTCTATCTTGTGCAGGCGGTTGGTGAAGTTGCCATAGGTGCGGTTGGAGAGGTACACCCTATCCATCTTGATGACATAGCCGACAAAGGCGATGCCCTTGGTGTGGTGCTGCATATATTTCTTGTCGTCGTGGAGCCTCACGGAGAGACGCTCCCAGAGGAACGACCGCGAGAACAGGAAGGCGGCGTACACGTCCTTCATCCTCGGCATCACAACGACGAAATCATCCACGAACCGCTCGTACCTGCCCCCTCTCTCCCTGCACCACTTCGACATTGCCTCGTCGAACAGCGAGAGATAGAAGTTCGCCAGTATCTGCGAGGTGAGGTTGCCGATTGGCAGACCTCTGTCCTCTTCGGCGTGGAAGAGGCTCTTGTTTGCTGGCAGCTGGTCGAAGAGCGTGGGGTCGCCGTGTATCTCGCAGTCTTTTGCCGGATTGTGCCGTATCACCTTGACGAGGGTGGAGAACACCAAGTCCACATCCTCACCCTTGTACTTGTCATAGACGAACTCGCGGAGAGCGTCGATTAAGATGCCCTTGTGTATGCTCATAAAGAAGCCCACAAGGTCGAAACGCCCGACATAAGCGTCTGCGGTGTACCTCTTGCTGACGGCGAAGATGTCCAAACGCACAGCCTTTACCGCCGCCTGGGTGCCGAAACCCTTCCGGCAGTTGAAGCTCACATTGCCCTGCTCCACGAACCGAGCCTCGAAAAGGGGGTTGAGCTTCATCATCAGCCAGTGGTGGACAATGCGGTCGCGGAAGTTGGCGGCGAACACCTCGCGGAGCTTTGGGCGCGTCACGCAGAAACATATTGACGTGGACGGCCTGTAAACCCCACTCTCAACCTCTGCGGCAAGGCGGAACAAATCCTCCTCGTAGTTAATTCTATACCTTATGCAGCTGTCGCTGCTTTTCTTGTGTCGGCAGCAGTCGTCGAAGGCATCAACCCAAGCCTCTTTTCTTTTCTCATCAAGTGCGGCACACGGACGGACTGTTAAGGAGTTGTACTTGTTGTTGTTGTTGATGTTCCCATCACTGAAATTCACGTTCCAAGCGTTGTTCGAGTTGTTCTCGGTGGAACTCCAGTAGTTCGAAGCCGTATATGCGGATTGTATCTTGTTCTTAACTAACCGACCCTTCTCGAGGGCTGCGTTAGTCATCCGCCCATTTAATGCAAAAAAAGAAACTCCCGTCATAACCGTAATCAATCAGGAAGAGTTGCGGCGTTCCCTTTTATCTGTGCGGCGGTCTTGTTGCGCCAACGTCCAAGCTCATTCCCGACCGTGGACATAATGTCGAGCAAACGTACCCGCGCGCTTTTCGAGATAACGTGACTTCCCCGTCCAGAACCTGGCTCGTTTTCCGTAAGCATCTTCTTTTTCCGCACAGAACTGGGTGCGTACTCGGTAAGCACCTTGGTGATGCTCTTGATGTTCGTCAAACTCACCACAACAACGTCGAGGAGGTCAAACCTTTGTTTGATGTCTGCAGTATTGAGAGCCATCGCAACAGCCGACTGAGCCTGCACGACATTCTCCGCAATGAGGCGGATGTCGGCTTGCACCATCGGCTGGTTCGGCGCGTTCTCGAATGTTTCGAGGCACCAAAGATGCAGTAGCTCCAACTGGCGGTATATCGACGACTGGTCTGCTTTCACAAGATTTTTCCTTTCTTTTTTAACTGCTGTATTTCCCAAGGAGGGCGACGGCCTCGTCGCGGCTGTAGGTTCTGACGGGATTGCCGTCCTCATCGTTCACGGGTAGCCATTCATTTCGTACAAGACGCTCGACGGAGAACGTCCCGTCCTCATTATTTGCTACCCTTACTCTAACCATTTCTACCATAATCTTTTTTCAGAGTGGAGGGCGGTCGAAAAGACCGCCCCTTAAAAAGTGTTAAAATTTAATTAAAATGCGGCACACGGACGGACTGGCAAGGAGTAGCACTTGGTGCCGTAGTAGCCGATGTACCCATCACTGAAACCCACGTACCAAGCGAGGTCCGAGCCGTACTCGGTGGAACTCCAGTAGAGCGAAGCCGAAAAACGTGTGAAAATCAGTGCATTAACGGCATTGAGGAAAATGTCGTCCACGCCACTTTGATGGTAGGACGAGTCCGCACGGCCGACGAGGTGCCAATATGCAAGGCGGCAAAGTTCGCCGCAGCTGGGCAGGTACCACTTGTGCGCCTTGAACTTGTCGTCGAGGGTGTGGCCTTGCGAGACGGAGGGCTGGTAGGCGAAGGCGGCACTCGCCGCAGGGTAGAGGTACTGGCTGAAGCGGTCAGTATAACCGCCGCTGAGGTTGGGGTTGTTGGTGGCGTACTGACGGATGGCGAGGATTTTGGTGGAGAGGTTGTCAACAGCCTGGTCGTTGGGAGCGAAGTAGCTGCCGTTGGTCTCCTGCGAGTCGTCGCCCGTCCACGTCGTACCCGTGAGGACGCGAGTGCGGTGCAGGATGATGCCGAGGGTGTCTCTCATTCCGCGAGGTATCTCCGTCTCCGCCGTGATGCTGTCGTCGTCAATGAAGAAGGCGTTCTTCAACTCGCTGCCTATCGCCACAAGAGCCATACGGCCGACAGCCGTGCTGTTGCTATACTCCGCGAAGTCGCCAGTCTGTGGGTCTATCATCGTGTTGTATCGGACGTAGCTACTGGCCGCACCCGTCTCCTGGTTGACGGTTCCTCGGTCGGTGATGTTCGGCAGCAGGCCGGACGGGATGTCGAAAGGTGAGGCAAGGGTCGGCTCCGCGCTTTCGGGCGTACTGTCGTACCTGGTGCTGTCGGGGAAGCCGTTGGCCGTTCCGCTGGAGCCTGTGGGGTACAGACCCCATTGATACGAGCCTGTGTTCTGCAGTGCCACCATTCGGCGGTCGGTCGGGTCGTCGGGGTTGATGTAGAAGCAGATGCCCACCACGTCCTTCGAGCGGTTCAGTCGGTCATCGTATGTTCCGTCGTGGTAGACGTAGTCGCCCACACGGGCGGAACGGGTGTAGAAGCGTATCGTCATCGAGGCGGTACGTGTCACGGTGCTGCCGCCAGCGTCGAGAGCCGTGACGACAACGGTGAGCGTTCCTTCGGGGCCTGTGCCGGATGCCTCGGCACCCATCTGCAGGCAGGTGAGGTTGCCCTTGCTGTCAACGGTAGCCCAGTCAGCGTGTGCTGCGTCGATGCTCCACGTGTAGCCCGTGATGGTGTTCTGTGCCACGCCAGTGGTCGGGATGATGTCATAGTATTTTGTCTCACCCACCTCGGAGAAGTAGCCGTCGCCGCTGACCGTGATACCGCCGAGGACAACGGGGTTGTAGGATATGCGGAGGGGGTTGCTCTCGCTGTCCACGTTGCCGAAGAGGTCGATGAGTTTCTTCTTCAGGGCGAAGCCTATCTGACCGCTTGAGGTCGCCGCCATAGTGATGGTTCCAGTCAGCGACACATTGGGGATGCCGACGATGTACTCCAGCATTGCCGTGGTGCAGTTCGTCCAGTTGATATTGCGGAGCGTGAGTGTGGCGAGGGGTGCGCTACCGATGAGGCAGTTATTGACGAATGACTGCGTGTCGAGCTGTCCGGCCGACAGGATCACCACGGAGGTCAAGGCCGAATAGCCCTGCAAGGTCAGTATCTCAAGGTTGGGGCAGCGCGTGATATTGATGGAGGTGAAGCCTGCGGGCAGCTGCACGGTCTGCAGTGCCGTGGTCTGCGGCAGGGCGAGGGCTGTGACACCCGTGCCGCGCAGGTCGAGGTATTTCAGACGCATAAGCGACGTGATGCCGTTGCGGAACGATGTCAGCGTCGAGCAGTTGTGGCAGTCGATGCGCTCGATGTTCGTGGAGCCGCTGATGTCGGCCACGCCGAGGGGGAACGTCACGGCGGCAGCGTTCTCGCCGTAGCACTCGAACTTCTTCAAGCGTTCAGAAGTGAAGGATATTTCCGTCGATGCGTCTCCGTCCTTCTGACCGTTGCCCCAGGTGCCGATGTTGCCGATTTCGGACAACTCGTTGATGAAGTGCAGGAAGATGGTGTTGCCGCTGACAGCCGTACCCATAGCGAGGGAGTAGGACTCTCCGGCAGCGACACGGGTGTTGCTCTTTACTGGAGTGTCCGAGGGGTTGCCGAGTTTCGACATAGGATAGAGCCAGTAGTGGGGTTTGAGGGTAGTGACATACTGACCGAGGTAGCCACGGAACGAGAGCATATCCATTTCGTAGCCAGCGTAGCCCGAAAGCATTATCAAACGACGCTTGACATACTCGCGCTCGCTGTCGTACTGGTCGCCGAGCGACTGCGTGAGGGGAGCCTGTGCAGGCTGCTCCGCCATATAGAACGTGGCGGGAACCTCGTAGCGGATGCGTGCCGTCTCGTTATAGGCGACGGCAGGGAAATACCTCTGGATTTTGAAGAAATACTTATCCATACAGCCGAGCGGCGTGCTTGCTATCGCCGTGCCGTCGGGCATCGTGTCGCCGCTCTGGACGAGAGCCGCCATTCGGGTGAGGATGGTGTTCATCATACCCTGCAGCTCGTTGTTTCGGTCTCCGTTCAGCCCAAGGGCGCGGCCATACGTGGCTTCGAGGGTGTTGTTGAGGATGTTCGCCTGTCCGTCCCAGTAGGTGCGACCCTCGCTGTCGGTGTCCTGCTCCAGAATGTAGTAGGGCTTGGACTGGATGCCTGCGTTGTTGGTCTTGAAGATGGTGTCGAGGTCGTCGTCGTTCATCTCGATATTCGGGCGGTAGGTGGTCTCGTCGTTCACCGTCACGGCGTTGGCGCGTGGGTTGATGCGGTAGTAGGTGTTCTTGGAGCGGTTATCCGTTCCAGCCCACATCTTCATAATCTCGTGATGGAAGAGGTGGCTCTGCTTGTGGAGGTAGATATTGCTGTTGACGAAAGAGGCGAAGAGGTTGGCAATCTGTGTGCGGAAGGCGGTGTTGATAGCGTCGGCGGACACGCCGCTTGTGGTGATGGTGATGCCGAGAAACGCCTCCAGCTCACTCTTGAGGTTGAGGACGAGGGTGCGGTTGCCGTTGGTGTCGGTGTCGTACCACATATCCGTTTCGCCGAAGGACTGCGGGCGTGTCGTGTCGCTTCCGACGGTGGCGTAGAGGGTGTTGAAGTTGCTGAACGTCTTCACGCCCTGCACCAGTCTGATGCCTGCAGGAACAAACTCGCGGCTTGTGGTGGTGCCGACCTTGGTGTAGTGGCAGCGGTAGAGGTCGAAACGGCTGTAGCCGTCACCCGCTCCGTTCATCCAGTAGGCGGACTGATAGTCGAAGTCTGCGTCGAGAGCCGCTTCGTTGAGGGCGGCGAGGGTGTCGTTCCACGGCTTTATGCCAGTGTTGCAGAGGTAGAGGAAGTTCCATATCGGCTGTATGAGCTTCACCTGCGCGGCTGTGGGAACCTCAAGGGTCGGCTCGCTCTTGTCCTGGACGTTGTGCGCCCAGCCGCCCTGTCCGTCGTGCAGCTCGATGGTGTCGCCGTAGTCGAAATTGAGGTTCTTCTCACCTGCATACATAAACGCCTCGTTGTCGGCCGAGTATGTGACCGCTCCGCCGTCCACGAAAGGCACACGGGCATCGGTGAGGGGGTTGTTGTTCAGCGAGCCCTCGATGATGCAGTCACCTGCCGCGAGGTCTTCGTCCGAAACTCCCCACGTCGGCTTGTCGGCCTTGCCAGGCCCGAAAGTCATAAGACCTTGGAACACCTTAAGGCTGTCGTCGTTGCCCTCGGTGCGCTGGACGAAGTAGAGGAACGGCTCCTCCTTGACGGTCACACGCTCGCCGCTGTTGAAGCCTGTCACGCTGTTCGACACGATAGAGGCGTACAGGTCGTTGTAGAGGTTGCAGGCTCCCATCTTGTGGCTCTGCATCGAAGAGGCATAGTTCACCTTTCCGACCAGCTTCTTTGCCGCAGGGTCGCCGGAGTCGAGGCGGTAGCCGAACTTCGAGCCAGCGTTGCCGTCCACATCGACAAAGACGTTCTTCAGAGCCGTGCCAGTGTTGTACTTGTACTCGTCGTGTCCTGCACCCGTGCTCTTGTCCTCCTTGTACTGGACATTCCACTCCGCGTAGCCCATTGCCGTGGTTCCCTGCCCTTTCATCTCGATGCCGTAGAGGATGCCGCTGTGCGAGCGGTCAAGGGTGCCGTCCGCATTGTGTCGGTATATCTCCGCATATCCGTAACGCTTGGTCTTGTTGCTGTTGCTCTTGTTCACAGGGAGACCGTGCCACACGATGCAGTTATATCCGGCGGCGAGAGCCTTCTGCAGGCTGACGAGACCGCCGGAAAGGATGTCATTGGCAGCCTTGAACACGGCACGCTCCGCACCCGTCGGCAGCGAGGAGATGAAGTTCTTGATTACGTCGCTGGGGCCGAGGTTGGACTTGTCGTTGGTGTCCTTGTAGATGCGGATGGCGTAGATGTCGATGTCACAGCCGGACTGACCTATGACGATGTCGCCGCCAGCGTTGATTTCGTTGGCTTCCGTCGGGTCGAAGGTGTATTCTTTGTTGATGCGCCCGTTGATGTAGGTGCGGACGAGGGAGAGCGTCTTGGTGGTGGGTTCCGTGGTACCTCGCGTGGTGTCGGGGTTGGTGATGGTGTAGTTGTGGCAGATGTTGAACACGAGATGGGTGCGGGTATTCTCCTGCCACGACACGTCGGCATTGTCCCACGTGGTCTGTGAGGCGGTGACAAATGCGCCGTTGAGGGGCTTGAGGAACACGCCCTTGGGGTTGCTCGCCAAGGCGTTGCCGATAGTGAGGACGGGGTCGTCCTCGTTGGTGACGTTTCGGGCTGCGAAGTCAATCTCTATGGTGAGGAAATGGCGGCTGTTGCTGACGAACTGCGAGTAGACGCTGTACGGTATCGTCACCTTGCCGCCAGCAGCTACACGAAGCACACGGCGACCGTCCACGGTCTGCATCCATCCGTCCACTCCGTCCTGCCAGCTCATATTCTCGAAGGTGCAGCCGCTGATGGCGTTTCCGTCGGCGGCGTTGATAATCTGCGCAGGGGTACTCTCGCTGTTGGAGCGCAGTCCAGGGTTGAGGTAGAAATCCGCGCCGCTGACGGCAGAGTAGTCGATGGTGTTGTCCACTTGGAAGTAGGCAAGCTCCGCAGAACCGACGGGGTCGCCGTCAACCTCTGCGAAGATATACACGTCGATGTAGTCGCCCGAAGCCTCAATGCTGACATTTTGGCTGAAGTTGTTCGTGGTGTTGTTCTCGACGTTCTCGACGAGCTGCGAGAGGTATGTGGTCGTCTTGTCCTGGTTGGCGAGGATGAAAAGCACGTCGGAGGTTTCCCCTGCCCCAAGCTCTGGGTTGTACATATTCCACGAGAAGATGGTGGCAGTCTCGTAGTTCGGCATTGTCGTGATTTTGCTTTGCAGGGCTATCATCGGGGTGGCCGTGCTTTCGTCCGCCACGACGATGATGTGGTTGACGATGTGGTTGCTCTCCACCGTCTGGCCGCCTGCAGAGCAGGTAATCCACGCCTCGACCTCACGCACTCCGTTGGATCCGAAGAAGCCGATGTCGTTGCCCGTGGTCTCGACGAACTGCGCCGTGATGACGGTGTTCGGGTCGTTGCTGGTGATGTTCGTCACGTCCACCGTCCTGTCGCCCGTCGTACCCGTGAACTTGACGTGGAGCGTCTTGGTGACTGCGCCGAGGACGATGTATCGGGCGGTTATCTGGGCGTTGCTGCCGTTCATTATCTTCGCGTCACGATACCAGGCGGCATCCTGCTCGACACGGAGCTCCATATTCGCCTTGACCACCGTGATGAGCTGCTGGAACGGCTCGGAGTTGATGGTGTCGCTGATACGCACCTGTATGCTCTGCTCGCCAGCCACGAGGTACTCGGTGAGGTCTACGTCCGTGAACGTGGTGCTGTCGTGGCCTACGGATGCGAGTGAGCGAGAAAGCAGGGTTCGGGGGTCTCCAGTCGCCGAATCGTAGCCGATGATGGTGAGGACTACCGTCTGACCCGTCGGGGCATAGGACGCTTCGCTTCCGTCGGTGGTGACGCGGCTTTCCTTGTACTGCACACCTATCACGACATTGCCGTCGGCGGAGAGGATGGTACTCTCTCCCGAAAGGACATTGCCGTTGTATTTCACGGTGAGGACTTGCTCATAATTGCCCTGCGAGAGGACGAGATTGACATTGCCGTCCTCGTCGGGCTGCACTTGTGTGCCGCCGTTGAGCGAGACGGAGCGAGCCGCTGACTGGTTCTCCTTTACCGCCTGCGCAAGGCGGACAAATTCTGGAGCAGAGAGTTCGTCGCCTTCCTGCTTGTTCAAAAGGTCGTCAATATTTGTAAACATATAACTGTGTTTTTTATGATTTTCAACTCTGGAAGATAATCGGGAAGGTGTATGTGAAGGCGTTGTTGCCCGACGTGTCAGCCTTGGCGATTAGGGTCGTGCCGAGATAGATCTTGCGGAGGGTGTCCGATGCGTTTGTCACGGCGTAGATGGTGCTTGCGTCCTTGTTGGGGATAGCGTCGTACTGCGCCTGCGTGACGCGCTTCACTCCGCCGCGCTCGGCCGCCGCGCTTATGGCGTTCTGCAGGGCTGTCACCTGCCCGTCCACATAGCTTTTGTCCGCCTTGGCCGCGAGATTGGTCGAGACGGCGAGTTCTATCCACATACCAGGCTCAAGGAACTGCTCGGCTGTCTCGCTGCTGTACCTGCCTTGGAACTGCCACACACGCCACACGCCATTGGTGACATCGAAAAAGATGAGCACCATACCGCTCTTCACGGCATCGGAGACGGTGGTGTCCGCCTCAATGACGGGCAGGGCGGTATCAAGTGTGTACGACGCTCCGTTGGCGAGAGGGTGCGCTATGTCGATGTTGTAGATGAAGCCCACGCGGTCGATAAGGGCGTTCATTATGTCGCCCAGCGGTATCTTGACGCTTTGGTTGGCGTTGTTCACGCCGATGGTGAAAAGTCCGTTGGTGGCGGATAGCGACGAGCCGGACGACGGCAGCTGCGAAATCTTCACGGCGGTCTGCTGCTCCGCGTTGGCTCCAAGTGTGGCGAGCAGGCTCGGAGGCACGCCGATGCGGACATAAAGGGGGTTGTCCTCTACGTCCTGGTCTTCTGTCGTGACCTGCTCGGATGCCTGCGTTGCGAGGTAGAACCAGTCCGCCCCCCTGTTGTATGCGAGGACGGAGAAGGTTATCGTGAAGTCGCACCACACCTCTCCGTCGTCGAGGAGCAGGAAACGGCTCACGGCATTGCTCTTGTAGTAGCATTGGAACTCCATACCGTCGCCCTCTACGACGCGGACGGCCGCAGACGTGCCTTTGGTGCTGTCCACCTTGAACACCAGCGACCACAGGGCGTTCCAGTTCGACCAGAAAAGGGCGACGGAGGAGTGCATATGCAGGTTGACGGTGATGTCACGGGAAGAGAGGTGGATGCCGTCCGCACTGTCGTAGGCGATGCCGCCGACATACTTGCTGTCCTGCTTCTGGTTCTCTTTGGCGTTGGCGTATTTCCACATCGAGGCGCGTGTGCCTTTGGTGACGGTGCAGCCGAACAGACCGAAGTCGCAGTCGTCGATGAGATAGCCGAGCTGCGGAGCCGTGTAGTCCGAGGGTACGGCTGTGTCGGGTTTCTCGACGCTGTCCTGCGCAAAGGCGACGGTGAGAGTGTCCCATTTCTCGTTTGTGGCGAAATTGGAGTTGGAGACGTAACGGACGTTCTCGAAAGTCTTGTTGAGCAGAGGGAAATACAGGGTGTGGTACACTTGCTCGGACAGCATAGCGAGCAGGCTCTGCGCCCTCATATTGCTTTCAAGGTGCCGCACGGAGAAAGAGAGCGAGAACGTCCGGCCAGCAAGGACAGGGTTCGAGAGGTCTGCCTGCAGTCCGTCCTCCTCGTGCCAGTTGTTGGTCTCGACGGCTTTGTATTGCGGCCACTGGATGATTTGGGCGTAGTTGCTGAGTACCACCCCAAAGTTCGTGTATGCGTCCGCTCCGTCTATTATCAGTCTGCCAGTGAGTGCCATTAAAGTATGATTGAATTATCCCGCTGTTTGGTTGTAAATTTCGATTTTGTGTCTGCGATGATGCGGACAACGGAATGTCCTCCAGCGTCCACGTCAGCAGTCGCGCCGTGCATTAAAAAAACGTGGAAGTTGCGCAGTTCAGAGAGTCGTACAACAGCCCTTGTATTGCCTATGAGGAAGCAATCGGTATCATAGAGAGTGATGTCACCTGCGTCGATATATACCCCATATTGTTCAGGGTTATACGGTTTGAAGGTACGGAAGGTGTTGAGGTCGGGGAAGCGGTTCTTGATACAGAACTCCCGACCCTGCGGCGTGAACATCAGTCGTGCAAGTTCCGCCACACTCTCGCTGCCGTTGAAGCAGGGGAAGAGGTCGCAAGCCCCTTTTCGCTTGGCTTGTTCGTAGATGTTGTGCAATGTATCTTTGTATTCCATAGCCTGATTGTTATGAGCGTATTCTGACACCTTGCGTCTGGATGTCGTTAATTGCCACCCGTATGGTATGCAATTCTGCGGTATTGTTTTCAATACGTTGGACGCTTCCGAATATCGCTATTATTGTGTCTCTCATAATGTCACTGTTTTGGCTGAGGTGGAATGTATGACCCTGTACGGCCGTCATTCTTCCGTTCAGCTCATCAACACTCTCCTGGGATGCTGTGGCAATGCCCCTTGCCTGCGCAGAGCGGTCGTTGGATGTCTCTGCGTTAAGCATACGGAAGACGCTGCCATATTTATCTTCAAGTTCCTGGGCGGTCTGTTCGCCAAGTGCTTCTATGGCGGCGAGTTCCTCTTCCGTGATAATACCATCGGAAAAAGCATTGCTGATGGCTTCTCTGATTGCCTTCAGCTTGCCCTCTTTCTCAATCTCGTCAAGAAGTTCCTGTTTGATGCGCTTGCGAATCATCTCACGGATTGCGTCATTGCTCGCCTGTGCAGCGTCTGTATTGCTCGACCAGGCATCAGCAAGAGCATCCGCGAAGCTGTTGATTGCGGAGTTAATATCCTCGCCCCAAATAGCATCAACGGCAGCTTCGGCAAGGTCGTCAATCTCCCCTTCAAGTGTGGAAATTTGGTTTTGCCACCCTTTTATTTTTTCATTGTCTGGGTCTTTCTGCGCCTCCTCTTCCGCTATGGCGGTCTTTAGGAGTTCTATCTGCGCCTTCTTGAGTTCTATCTGCTGGCGGCGGATTTCAGCGTTGGAGGCTCCGAATGTCTTCTGGGATTGCTTATCAAGAGAGTCATATCCCTTACTTAACTCATCAATCTCATTTTCTATGTCTTCAAGGACTTTGCCGTGTTCCCTGGCTTTTTTCGCCGTGTTATCCCATAGTGTGGACAATCCGGCAGTCAGCAGGGACTGAATTGTGAGGTTGTCTGTAATGTTGTGCAGGTAATCCGAAAGCCATTGCCAATCTTCACCCCAGCCATCAACAGCGTCGCGGAGTTTGGTGATGGCCGTATAGATGGCGGCGATAATGGCGAGTATGGCCACGCTGCTTTGTGCGGCCAGTGCTGCTTTTGCTGCAGCATCGGAAGACTCCGCAATACCCTTTGATGTGGCGACTACCAGGTCTTTTATGTTCTTTATTCCGTCAGATGTTGCCGAAATAACTTTGCCGATTGCGGAAACCGATTCGCCGAACACTCCCTCCATTGCATCCCCAAACTCGGTAAGGTCTTCACCTGCTTTTGTGATGACATCACAATAACGCTTCCACTCTTCAAAATCCTCCTCTTCTGGGGTTAATCCGGCCTGCTCGATTGCCGCCTCAAGCTGCTGGACTTTGATCTCCGCTTCCTCCAATTTTTTGGGGTCTGCGTTGGGGTCTTTTTGTAGATTTTCAAGTGCTTTCTTGGACGCTTCAAGCATCACGCGGAGTTGCTTCACGGTTTTTTCGCTCAACCCACTCAACCATTTGCTAAACACGTCGCTCCTGCTTGCAATCTCGTTGCCGAGAGCAACCAATGCCTCGTCCTCTTGTCTCTTCAGCTCTTCAAGATTTCCGCTTCCGGCACCGTCAATAAACACATCATTGCCATTCTCATCCTTGACGCGGTTCCCGTTCTCGTCGTGCTTGTAAAGTGCTTCGCGTTTCCTGCTGAACTCTTCCGCAATCTTCTGTTTTCTATTTTCGTATGTAAGATATGCGGATAGCTGGCCCTCAAGCAGGTCTTTCTGCTGCTTGTCAAACTTTGCGTTAATGTCGTCTTCCGATTGCTGCCTATCTTTCGCCAGTTGCCTGTTGGCGGCAAGAGCCTCTTCGCGTTCTTTCTCGATGGATTTTCGCCTCAATTCGTACTCTTGTGCAGACCCTTCCTCGACGGACGAAAGACGCAACGACAAAGCATCCTTCTCTACCTTGAGCGCGTCAAGCGCAAGCTGCTGATTGAGGAGTTCAAGCTCTGCAACATACTTCTTTTCGTATTGGTCTCTGAGTTCTTTCAGCAGCTTAATCTCCGCAGCAGACAAAGAGCCAGTTGCCACACCACTACGGATTTGGTTTGATATGTCCTCTTTTTTACGCGTATATGTGGTGGCGAGGTCTGCGCGCTGTTCGTCGGCTGTACGAGGTGCGGACGTTTTCTGTGCGTCCTCAATCTGCCGCTGGATGGCGACTTTTCTCAAAGCCTGCTCCTGTGCAAGTCTTACAAGATCACGCTGGAGTTTCTTCTCTTGAAGTTTGATTTGTTCGTTGATTTGGTTCTGTGCCTCTATGGAAAGGTCTTTCTCCTCTTGCAGGCGACGCTTGAGGTCTGCGATTTTGTCCTTTGATGCCTGCTTTGCAGCAGCCACCTCACGGGCGTAGCTGTCACTCATAAGAGAGATACGCAGGTCTGCAGTTTCCTTCGTTATGGCTCGTTCTGTCGCCGCCACATTCTTCGCGTCTTTTTTTCTCTGCTCTGCGATACGCTTCCCTTCCGCTTCCACATCCGCTGCATCCTCTTTTACCTGTATTCCCATTTCAAGTTTCGTCTTGGTGTTGTCTACCATCCCTTGAAGGGCTGTAACCATATCATCAACAGAACCCCTTGTGATTTTTACGCCGTCTATCTCCACACTCCTGCGGTTTACGTGAATACCTTCATCGGTATAATCCGCATCTTTATTAACCTTTCTCCTCTTCCGTCCGTTTTGTACCTCTGTCAACGCCTGAAGAGCCGCTTGCTGCTTCTTTAGTTGTTCGTTCAACTCATCCACAGACGCAGCCTCTTCAGCCCATTCTTCCAATGCCTCGTCAGCCTTTTTCTTCTTTAGCTTATATATTTCATCTTCAATCTTGTATTGTTCTTTCAGCGAAGAATTTCCTGCCTTTAGGACTGCCAATTCTCGTTCTTTGTCCTTGATGGCAGAATCGTACATTCGGTCACTCGCCTCCGTTTTCTGCTTCAAAAGCTCAAGATGAGCCTTCTCCTGCTCATTCAGTTCTGCCTGTTTCTCCGCTTGGGACTTGATATGACGGAACAAAGCGATAAGTGCGGCGACGAGAGCAGCTATCAACGCTATGATTGCCGTGATTGGGTTCGACAACATAGCCGTCCATAACGCCCTCAAGGAAGTGATAACCCCCTTGATTGATATTTTTGTCAGGCCCATAACACCGCGTGCGCCAGTAAGTCCGGCACGGAACGCGGATATAGGATTCTTTGTGTTTCTGAAAGCACTCGACACTTGCGAAATGCTTCTGATGAGCGGAGAAAGGCTGTCAGCGGCTTCTTTTCCTTTTATTGAGGCGATTGACTCTTTCAGCGATTTCGCCCTATCAGCAAGGTCTTTGTAGTCTTTCGACGACTTGGTAGCCTCTACTGCATTAGCATCACCAGACTCCTGGGCGAGGCGTATCATTTCCTCCATCTCCGCCTGTACCATTCTCAACTGACTGGCGAATGTGGAATGTTTATCTATGCTCTCGTCATATTTTTCTTCTGTCTCGCTGAACGCATTTGAAACCTCAAGTAACTTCTCTCGCTGCTCACGAAAAGCCTCCGACAATTCCCCAACCTTTGAACCAAACGCACTAAGGTGATCACTTTCTCCCCAGGCTTTTTGAGAGTCCTGATTTATCTCTTCAATACGCTCATTTATCTCCTCAAGTTTTTCTTTTGCAGCGTCGAGAGCGGCTGTATCTCCTTTTTCCTCAAGTATGGGAATTGTTGTGGTACTGAGCCGTTGCGCCTCTTCTCGCAGGGCTTTCACTTCTGCGAAATTATTGGCACGGATTTCTATTAGTTCCGCTTCCCTACTCTTTATCCTTGCGGTAAGATTTTCCAGCTTCGACAAACTGGCATTATTCCGGTCAAGTGCCTCCTTTGCGCCATCGAAAGAATCCGATAAGACAGTGCCGATGTCTCTTGAAGATTTGCTGAAGGATGACATCGTGACACCCGCCTTGTTCATTTCGCTATCAATACGCTTCCCAAGGTCTTCGACATCCCTTGTAAGGTCTCGAATGTCCTCCTTGTCCTTGTTGAGGCTCTGCTTGAATTGCTCATCAAGCACAGAGATTGATATGGTGAGAGGTATTTCGGCCATTTCTTATCAGTGTTTTTTCTTTCTTTTCCTGTAAAAATCCTTTATTTTCTTCCAGTCTTTTGGGTTATTGGCGTTTGCTACTTCGCCTACATTTCCTCCTTTCCCATTATCTTTTTCGCCATTCTCGACTTTCCCGAAATATGGTATCACGCGACCATACAATAAAAGATTGGAGAAAGATATTCCGTATAGAGCATAGTCAAATGTGCATCCGTACCATTTGACAAATGCTCCAATCATTGCCCAGGCGCTGTCGTTTCTGTTTCCACTTTCGTCGCCTTCGTTAAGTTTATCTCGGTGAGGAAAGTGGTAACTTCGAAAAAACTTGCGAGGTCTGTCTTTTTGAGAAGCAGGACAACCATTTCTTTCAACTCGAAAGGTGTATGTCTTTCCAGTATCTTGGCTGTCATCCTCTTCTTTTTTCTCTCAAAAAAGAACTTTCTAATTCCACCAGACAAAGCCCCTTTTGTTCCGCACAATATCAAAGCGGCAATCTCGCCGAGAGGTATGCAGTCCTTGCCTACGCGAAGCACCTCCGACGCAACCCTTTCATCGTCGAGTTCTGTGCGAGGCATCTTTGAGACTGCTGCGGAGACCTCAATCACGGTTGACGCTTTCGGCTGCTCAAATGTGTAAGTTCTGTCGCCGACGATTACCGTTTCCTTTTTCTGAAGGATGGTGTCCGCGACTTTCTGCTCGATAGTTTTATCGGCAAGAATCTGCTCAAGAATTTTCTTACTGAATAGTCTCATTGTTGGTTGATTTTATATCTGTCTCCGAGGGTGGGTTCGACCCATCGGCATCGCGCCACTTAAATCAGCACTCGGAGATATTAAGGGCAGCCCCGTGAGGGAACTGCCCTTTGGAGAGTGTCGGCCGTTAGGCAGAGGCGGACTGCGTGACGGTCACGACGGCGCTGTAGCCAAGTCCGTCGGTGATGGTCACATTGGCAGTACGGGCGGTGCCAGTGTTGGCCGAGACGGTGACGGTCACAACGCCGCTGCTGACGGCGACGGTCGCCCACGTCTGGTCGGAGGCGGCGGTGATGGTGCCGTTGCCTTCAGCGTTGATGGTCTTGCCAGTGCTGTCGGCGGTGGCATCGAAGGACAGGCTGTTCTTGTCCACGTCAACGCCCAGAATCTTCACGTCCTCGCCCTCTGCAGGTTCGAGGATGGTGGCTTTGTAGGCGACACGGAGAGCGTCGCCTTTCGACCACAGGATGCGACCCGTGAGGGTGCAGCGGTCAATCTGGACGGCAGGGCAGCTTGCGTCGTTGTCGTTGCTGACACGGAAAGCGTGTTCGCCAGGGATGGGGCCATTCTTGGCGGGGAACGGGAGAGCCTTGCCCTTTTCCTTGACAAGCTCGAACACGAGGGTGGACTCGGACGGCTCGGTATACGAGTCAATCGTCTTGCCCTTCTCGTTCTTCAGCTTGTTCTCGGTACCTTCGGGAGAGTCGAGGGTGGCGGTGCCATCCTTCGGGGACTGGATTTCAAGCCAGTCGACGGACACGGGGGCTCCGTCAACGGAGCTCTTGTGCTCAATCTTGGGGGAACCATAGAGAGTTTTCATTGTATTATTTCCTTTCTTTTAATGATTTAATCAAAACTTTCATTCAGCAGGGTGAAATCCATCTTGAGCGATACGAAATGCTCGCGAAGGGCTTCCTCCTGTAGCGTCATAACCATACCCGACTTCTCGAAAAGGATATCCCCACGTCGCGTGAGCTGCTTCGGCAGGGTTTTCGCCCAAGCCTCCACGATGTCCGTGCGCTCTTTGTTGCGCATCGTCGCACCGCTCGCCGTGCGTATGTCGGGGATGTAGATGTTGACCACGCAGGAACCTTTCTGGAACTGCTTCTCGTTGCCCGTGAGCACGGCGACAACGATGTCCTCCTTGTTGACTTCACCCTGCTCGTTCTGCATCGGACGAGTACCGCGATAGTACACGCCGCCGGACAGCGCAGGGCTGACCATAGGCCGCACAGCAGCCTTGTCGGAGGCTGCGAGGGCTTTCATACCCTCGTACAGGAATTTTTCAAGTTCACCGCCTGTCATATCTGGTTGTCTCCTTTCTTCGGGTGGTTACGATAGCAATTCGAGAAGCCTCTTCGTTGACACCTCTTCGGCAATGTCGGGCAGCTTGAAACGCGCGCCGTCGAGGACTGCGTACCCCTTGCGCTCCACGTATATGGCGTAGTGCATACCAGCCACGACGATAAGCGTGGGGGTGCTGCTGTCCGCCTCTGAAGCCGCACGTTGCAGGGTGGCGAGACCTTCTGCCTCTCCCTCGCCGCCTCCGAAGCCTCCAGTGCGCACAATCGAGCCGCCCACGACGATACCGTACCCGATGGATGCGGAAAGCCGCCCCGTCTGGTCGGTGAACGTCTTGGTGGCTCGCGCCTCGTCGCAGAACCGCTCGCCAATCTCCGCGAGGAAATCGGGGGCGGCCTGCTGCACCGTTGCGCCCAGGTTGTCGAGAGCCGACAGAGCCGATGAAATGTCCGCGTCTATAGCCATATCTCGACGGTTTGGGTGATGGTGTAGAACTCGATGCGTTGGACTTGGAAAGTGCCGAGGTTGCCCTTGATGTCGTGGTTGAGGGAAACCGACTTGACGGAGTTGAACGCCGTCCCCACGTCTTCGAGGTTGCAGGTGACGCTGTACTGGCAGTTGCGATATCTGCCGTCGTCATACCTGCCCTTTCGGTTCTCGGAGAGTGTGGAGATGGTGCAGACGACGGACAGCTGATTGTACACAGATGACGCAGAGACGGGCAGCCCGTTCTCGTCGAGGTCGGCCTGCGGCTTTGCCGTCGGGTCTGTGTAGGTCATTGTTCCGTTTGGGAATATCTGCATTGTTCAACTCCTTTCGTGTCTTGTTCGGTTTTTCGGCTACCACCTGTCGGTAGCGTCGGAAAGGACTGACTGCTGGTCGCCACTCTCGCCGATGAGCGGCTCGCCGTACTCCTTGTAGATGGCGTTGGCGGTGCCGCGTATGCCTGCAGGGTTCTGCGCGGTGATGCTCCCCCCTTGCGAGAGGTTCACCATCGTGAGAACGAAGCGAAGCGTGTCGGCGTAAGCGAGCCGGAACGCCTTGCTGTCGGCAATCTCTTTCGAGAATGTGGCGGCGGCATCCACGCCTCGGCTGACGAGCTTTTCCTCCGCCTGGATGTCAGACAGGGGATAGTTCACTCTTTGCTTTATGGCTTGCAGTGTTGTCATATCCTATTTCTTGCTTCCTTTGGTTTTTTTAGCCTTGGACTCTTTCTTGCCCTCGTCGGCAGATTTCTCTGCGCCCTCTGCAGGGGCTGCAGGAGCGGCAGCGGCCTCTTCCTTGCCCTCGTCGCCATTGCCATTGTCGGCTTCCTTGCCGCCCTCTCCGTTCTCGCCATCGCTGGCAGGCTCGGCGGGTTCTGCAGGTTCAGTCGGCTCGGCAGGCTGGGTGGGTTCGGCAGGCTCTGTCGGTGCAGGGGTCTGCGGTTCGGGGTTGTTGTCCTTTTTTCGTTTGCCCTCATCTTCTTTCACGTACTCGCACAGCTGGCCGCTGACGAGGTAGGCGGCACGCTCCTCTGTTACAAGGAGTATGTCGCCAACCTCACGGCGTTGGTTCGAGGCAGTGATGTCGAGGAACGGTGATTTCACTCTAATCTGCTTCATTGTCTTTTGGTGTTAGGGGTTAGGCTTCGGGGGTTTTGGTGTCGAGCGTGTAGATGCGCTCCACGTTGTTGATGACGGGGACAGCCATAGCCTGGCTCTTGGTGTACTCCATCAGAGGCTCCTGCTCGCTGTACTGCGAGACGAGAGTGTAGTCGTTGGCTTTCTGATAGGCCACACCAGTCACGGGGTGGTTCTCCTCGGCGGTGGAGGTGTACACGAGGTCGCCGACGATCTCGTCGCAAGTGAAGGTCATATTGCCGTCCTTCCAAGCCTTGTGGCTGGTGACTTTGCCGTTGACCTCGGTGCGGGTGTTGCGGGCTACGCGGCGCAGCTCGACACCCCAGATGGACTGGAAGAGGCTCTCCATCTGTGCGAGCGAAAGGGTCGGGATGGTGCCAGGATATTCACGCTGGAAGCCGAAGTAGTTGCGCACCTCGGTGTTCTTGTACATATTGCGCAGGGCAGTGTCGTCAGCGTAGCAGAAGCGGATGGCGTTGCCGTCAGCGTCTGCCTTGTCCATAATCTTGGTGGTGATGTCGGTGATGGGGGTAGCCGAGGCGTTGCTGAACGCGAGGGTGCAGCCGCGCTTGTTCTCGGCGAGGAAGTGCATATCGAACTCGACGGATATGCTCTCGTTGTTGGTGGCAACGCCCTTGCCAGTGGAGAGCATCGAGAGGAAGATGTCTTCCAGTCTCTCATCCACGGCGTTGATGACGAAAGGCACGTCGCTGAAGATGCGGTTCACAATCTCGGCGATGGGTCTGTTCTGGGCAATCATAGACTCGATGTTCTTCATCTCCACCTCGTTGAGGCTGCGCTTGGTGCCGATTTTCGGCAGCTCGCCCGAATAGGTGTTGATGCTGTCACGGCTCTTGAGGGGAGTCGGGGAGCCGAGTGCGATGACATCGGCGGCGACACCCTTATAGAGAGCGGAAACAGACTGCCAACGGCTGTCGGCCGTGAAGCGCGGCATCAGCAGCTGGAGGAAGAGGAAGGGAATCTGATTGGTCAGCGAGCGACCGTTCAGACGCTCGGACACGGATGCCACATAGTTGGGGAAATACCTCTCAATGTAGGCAATGAAAAGCGAAGGGTTCATTTCGTTGTTTCCTTTCTTTCTTGGTTAATAACATTGTTGATTTACGAGTTGCTCGGAACGTCGTTGGCCTCGTCGCTCATAAAGATGAGGTTGGGGCAGGCGGACTTGAGAGCCGACAGGGAGAGAGCCGTGGGGGTCTCCATCTCCGAGGGGAACAGCTCCTTGAGCTGGTCGAGCATCACGGTCTCGTTGACCACGCCAGCGACCATCACGGGGCAAGGCATACCAGCCTTGACGGTGGCGGCGGCGATACCCTCGTAGGCGTAGCCGTCGGGGAGGTCGAACTTGTAGGTCGTGGTGGAGGTACCCTCAACCGTGGTAGTCACGTCCTTCGGGGGAAGAGCCAGATAGTTCTTCACGCCGTCGGCGGTCTTGCTCACGACAGGGATGCCGCAGGGAACAACCTCAAGCGTGTAGGCCGGAATGAGGACATTGTTCGAGCCGTCCTTGGCTGCGGCGGTGTCGAGGACACGACCGCCTTCCAGTCCGGCGATGTGCTTGCGGATGATGATGCCGTCCTTGCCGGAGACAACGGCGACACCGTCCTTGTTGAATTTAGCTTTAGCCATTTTCGGTCAATGTTTTTTGGGTTAGACAATAATTTTACTCCTCCTTTTTCTTGCTGTTGGGGAACAGCTTGTCCACGAAGGCGTCGGTCTCGGCTTTGTCGGCCTTTTCGCCCTTGCCCTGGGGAAGGCTGTTCTTGCCAGGCAGGAGGTTGGTCTTGAGTTCCTGGGCGTACTCCGACAGGTAGACATCAATGGCAGCGTCGTCGGCATCGGCAGGAAGCGAACCGAAACCGCGCTTGATGATGTAGTCGGGGATACCCTTTGCCTTTGCTTTCTCCTCGATGTTTTTCGCGCGCTCGGCGGCAGCGGCGGCAGCGGCAGCGGCAGCTTTCTCCTTTTCGGTGTCAGCCTTGGCTTTCTCAAGAGACTCGATTTTCTCACGAAACTCCTGCTCGCGCTTCTCGCGTTCTGCTTTCTCCTGTTTGAAAAATTCGAGAAGTTCATTGTTGTCACCCGACGGAGTTTGCTTGCCCTCTTTGGCCTCTTTGAGCTTCTTTTCGAGGTCGGCAATCTTCGTTGCCTGCTCCTCATTGGTCTTAGTGACCTTTTCGACGGCATCCTGCACCCTCTTGTCGTTTGACTTTTGCACCGCTTCCAGATAGGCTTTCTGTGCGGTAACAACGCCCTCAATGTTTTCGTCCGTTACGTAGCCGGAGTTTGCAAGGCTCTCAGCCAGTCCCAAAAGAAAATTGTCGTCTAACCCGAGATGGGCGTACTCTTGTTTCAGACGGTTGAAAATTTTGTTTTTCATCGTGATTTTGATTAAAAATTTCGGCTGCAAAAATACGCTTATTTAATGTCTTATCGTCCGTTTTTCGGTTCGCTGTATTTGATTAACTCAATAATCAAAGAAAAAGCGTTTTTCGGGGGTCTTTTGAGGTCGTTTTCGCCCTGATGGTAGACAGAAAAAGGACGCAGGATTTTGTGCGCTGCGTCCTCATTTCGGGGGTGTCGGGTGCCTCTCGTCAGATTTTCGCCCTCTGTGGGCGTTTCTTTTGCCCTCTGTGGGCGTTTCTCTGTGCTTTCTGTGTCGATGGTCGAGGCTGTGTCCGTTTCGCCGTCAGACGGCATAAAAAAAAGCCCACCCCGATGTGGGGCGAGCCATTAACAAAGATGATGATGATTTAAGCGGTTCAGCTGTCGAGCAGACTGGCGTAGTGCGGTGTGGCGTAGCCGTAGTGGTAGCGGTAGCCAGCCCAATTCATATTGCTGTAGTACACGCCGTCGAGCTTGTGCCAGTTGCCAAACATTTTGATGTCGTTGCCGTGCATAAAGATGAAGCGAGACGAGTCACGCTCTTGCTCAACGTACCGCCATAGTTCGGGGTCGTCGTAGCCGTTGCTGTCTTCAAGCGCAGGGATGAAGCCCTCTCTGAAGAAAATCTCGCTGTCTGTCCTGTCGAGGGTCGAGCGGATAGGCAGAACGCCGTTGTGGGCGAACCACACGTCGTGGTCTTTGTCATAGAACGGATGGCAGTTCTTTTCGCTGATAGAGCCGTGTGTGGCGAGGCGAAAATGGATGATGCAAGCCGCCTCTTTGTCTCGTTTCTGTATCTCTTTCGTGAAACGCTTGAACGAAAGAGTCTTGCAGTTGTTGCCGTTGCTGTCGGCGAAGCCGATGCCGTGGCGGTTGAAGAGGTACACGGACTCAAGGATGTTGATTGTGGGCGTGTCAACGCCTGCAGGGATGTAAAGGATGCAGCACATAAATAATTGATTTTTTGATTTGTTATTGATTATTGTTTATTGAATTGCTTTATATGGTCGCCGTGCGCCCTGCTTAATAGCGCAGGGCGTTTTGGCGGTTTTTGAAATAGGTTTTCTCTGCGTCAGTCAGAAACTCGATGTCGTCGATTGACGTGACACGTGCGGCGAGGCGGTGGGTCTCTGACCAATGGACTAACTTGATGCAGAAGCGAGCCCAGTTGCTTATTTTCTCGTAGTCTGTCGTGCCTTGATGTTGGCGAAACTCGATTGTGTGGTGTCTGCCCCAGGCTGTGGCGTTGATTTTGTAGTAGCGGTCGTTGTGAAAAACGCTCTCAATCTGTCCGGCGGTGTCTGCGGCGTTCAGACGTGCCTCGTTGATGTTGCCGAGCATAGCCTTGCAGTAGCAGTTGCCTTGTCTGCGGCTTGGGCTCATAAAGGTGTCGATGATGGTCTCAAGATAGAAATAGTTCACGAAAGTGTTGCAGTATTGCTGTGCGCTGATACGACCGCCGACGTGGACGTGCAGCCCTGTGGACTTGTTGACCTTTGCGCCTATCTCGTTGAGGCTGTCGCAGCACACCTTGAGGCTGTCGAAGCCGCCATTGCTGCCGTTGAGGATGGGCGAAACACATTCGATGGGGTCGTTGCCTCTGATAGAGCCGTCCGAAACAAGTTTATAATAATGGTCGTTGTCGTCGTGGTTGTAGCCCTCTCTGCGCATTTCAAGCCCTCTGTTTGTCGCATTGTCTACAAGTTGAGTCGCGCGCACGTTGTAGCACTCGATTTCAACGCCGAAAGTGTAGCGGGCAAAGATTTGTTCGAGGGTGTCCGCCATTATCTGACGAGATGCGTCACGCTCTTTCTTTGCGATTTTCTTTGCAAGGCGTTCTGCGAAAAAGAGCTGCTTGATGTCGCTGTTAGTAAGCCCGATTGATAACAGCTTTTCACGCTTGACGGTCTGCGAGGTACGCTCTTTCATAATGTCCTCAGCCTCTTTTCTGATGTCAGTTACATTTGTGTTCATCTTTGTTAAGTTTTTAAGGTTTGTATTTAATTGTTTGTTTAACTTTACAAGTGCAAAGATACATATAATTTTGAATATACAAGTATTTTTTATTGTTTTGTTTAATATTTTGTTTAACTTTTATTTTATTGTACTGAAATAGTGCAAGTTGCAAGAGTGTTAAAAATTCTTAATAACTTGCATTTTGAATAATTTTATATGTTTTTTTACTTGTTTTGTTTGCATATTCATTTAATTTTGTATCTTTGCAACATCAAACAATATCAACAAACACAAATAAGTTATGGACATTCAGAGTGTTATAAAGAAATACGGGTACACCGTCAAGCAAGTAAGTGAGGGATTGGGGTACGCATCAGGAACATTGTCGGACATCATCTACAATACAAAGAACCCCAGATATGACACATTGAGAAAGGTCGCCGACTTCCTTGGATGCCACATCAGCGAGTTTTTTGCCGACGAGCCTGTCACACTCCACGGAGAGATCGTGAGCGGCGAGAAGCATCCGGCAGCTGACCAAGGACAGCCACACCTCCGCATCCGCACAGTTATGAGACAGCAGGGTGTCACGTCGATGGCCCTGGGCGAGAAACTCGGAATGTCGAAAGTGGGCGTGAGTTTGATGCTGAAAAGCAACAACCCGACCGTCGACCGCCTGTCGGAGATAGCAAACGCTCTGGGTGTTTGCGTCACAGACTTGTTTTCATACGACGAAAAGGAGCAATAAAAATGCCGCCCCATCGCGTGGAGCGGCTCCCCTATGTAAGATGAAAACAGAACAGCCGAGGCTGCTTTTATTCACCCTCTCCCGTTGGTTCGGGTTTGGGTTCTGTGGTTTTGTCCGGCTTCGATGCCTTCTCCGCCGCCTTGATTCGCTCAATCTCCTTTTCGGGCGCGTCGGTGAGTGCCAGCATACGAACAGCGGTCTCGAGTGAGATAAGCCCAGAGTCGTAGAGGCTTCCGATGGCTTTCCAGTTGTCGTGGTTGTCGTCGCCGAAAGGTTCAGCGAACTCGAAGGAAATCTTCAGAGCGTCGAGCTTCTTTTCCATAGCCGGATGCAGGAACTTCAGAATGGCGATGATGACATTCTTCTCGCGGTCTACCATCTCTTCGTAAATCTCCATACGGTTGGCGCGCTTGAGATAGCCCAGCGTCATAGCGTTCTTTATGGCCACGCCGGACAGGGTGCCAAGCCCACGGAGTTTGTCGAAGGAGAAGTCGGGCGTGAACGTGTCGAAGAGGATGCTGGCCTCAAGGGTCTCCTTCTCCATCTTGCGAAGCTGTGACGCTTCGGGAGGATTGACATACTCGTAGCGTGAGTTCGGCCCCAAAGCCTGCAGCAGTCTGCCTGGCAGGTTCGGGTCGGGGAGGCTCTGAATCACGTCGGCGGTGGCGAGGGCTATCGGGTCGGCGAAGTAGTCGTTGGTGTCGCCGATTTTGCTGTCCACCATCTCCTCGCGCTCCAGCCTCGGTTCCGCACCGTCCCACGATTTCGGCTGCTGGAAATAGATGAGATTGATTTTCTCGGTAGGGTTGGGGAACTCATCCACACTCCATCCGACAAGAGTTTTTTTGGCCAGGTAGACGGCCTGCGATGTAAGGATTTCCCAATGCTGCACGGTTTTGCCGTCAGCGTCACGCAGCTTGTAGCCGTGGGCGGTGGCGACGAGCTTGCCGTACTGGTCTTTGAGTGTGCGCAGCTCGTAGCCGAGGGAGCGGGCGAGGATGACAACGTCACAGTGGGGCTTGTTGTCGTCGTCCTTGTACAGGTGGTAATACTTGGCACACTCCGTCTCCGCTCCGGCAAGGCGTTTCACCTTTCGCATATTGCTGTCGAAGCGCGTCTGCTTGAGGAAGTCCGTAAACAGAGAAAAAGCCTCGTCGTCCCCGTCGTCTTTCTTCCAGATGATGGGTTTGCCGAGCAGGAAGAAAAGCTCGATTTCGTTGATGTACCTCTGTCGGGCGCGAGGCAGCTTGTTGGTTATAACCGTGTCTTTCTTTTTCGGGTGTTTGTTGGGTCGCCTCATAATCTTGTGCTGCTGCGGATAGTATTCAGCTATAGCGTTGTCCACGTCGGTGACGTGGCTCTCCATAAGGGCGATGGCGTGTCCGATGTCGTGGTCTGCCACGTACTCGAGCAGCGTTCTCTCTGCACCCACAGCGTTGAGGATTAGGTTGCGAAAGAACTGCGCAAGATTATTTAAGAAGCTGTTTCTCATTTTTTACGGTATTTCAAACAATTTGCAAAAGTACACACTTTTGCCGACTGAAACACAATATAATGTATAAATGTTTATGATTATTCAGTTAATCAAACAAATGACAAAACAAGGCACAAAAAAAAAGCGGCGGCACAATATGGATGCACCGCCGTTCTTTTCTGCCGTCGCTGGCAATGGGGTCACTTCTTCGGGTGTACCTCTTTGCAGAGTACGCGCCCAAGGTCGTAGGCAATCTGCGAGGGGTAGAATCTGCTGCCGTCCTCAAGGGTCTCGAAAATCTCGTTGCCCTTCTCGTCGTGGAACATTTCCTCTTTCTCGCCCGTGATTTCAACCAGTGCGCTGTCGCGGACTTTGCCGTAGCCGACAAAGAGCAGCATAGCGTCGTAGTGGATGGGGATGGCGTTCTCATTCTCGTCGAGCAGCATCTCGCCGTTCTTGTCGAGCTTCACCAGCTTCTTGATGGTCGTCGCCTTCAGCTCTCTGTACTCTTTCTTTTTGCGCCCTGCGATAATCTCGTCGAAGTAGTTCTGCTTAATGATGTAGGTCACTACACTTTTGCCCTCTTTCACAAGGGCAGCAGCCGCTTCTTTGGGCGACATTTTTTCATTGTTCATAACGTGTATTTTTTGATTGTTTACTCTCAACAACTTTTGCAAAGATACTAACTATTTCTGACATAGCAAAATAAAATTTGCATCGGAGCAGAACAGCAGACATTATCTCTGTATGACTCAGTTGTTTTGATGATGAATTTTATTTGTCGATGGCGTTTGTCATAGCCTCTACTGCACGTATCGCAATGGCTCTGAATACTTTGTCATTGAAGTACAGAAAGGCGAGGTTCTGCTTCTGCGCGCTCGTGGCTGCAACGCCCAGCCCCAGAAGCCTGGCAGTGTAGCCGCTCACGGTTCGCGTCAGTCTCCTGCGCCTGAACAGAGCCTCGGGCTGGCAGAGGTAGAAGAGGGCGAAAAGCTCGGCTTTCACCTTCAGCCCCTCGTTCTCTTTCTCCAGCTCCGCACGGACTGCCGTGTGCATAGCGTCACCCTCGTCGGCCGTGAGTACCCTCCGGCGAAAGACGCTCTTGTTCTGTTTCTTGAGGTTGTCCTCCCAGAAGCACTGGGAAACCATTGTGTTCATCACGTCCATAACGGGCGTGGCGGTCTTGTTGTTGCTGTCCATATCGTTTTGTTTACTGGTGTTTGCGATTATCTTGATTGCCTTGCGATTTCCTCCACCCTCTTGGCTATGGTGGCGCGGAGCGTGTCGATGGTGCCGACGGTGACGAGCTGCTGCGGCGTGAATTTCAGAACAACCCAGCCCAGCTCTGCGGCGGCGTTGAATTTCTCCATATCCCGAATGTACCCCTTGGGACTGACGTGTCGGCCGCCCGTCCACACACCGCCGTCGCACTCCACGGCAATCTTCAGGGCAGGGATGGCATAGTCGAACCGCCACTTGCGCGTAGGATGGAAGCGGTACTCCTTGACAGGCTCATAGCCGAGTTCATTCCTGCAATAGACGGTGAACACGTCGGAGGTGTCGTGCTGTGTCGCTGCCGCTATCCTGGCGGCTCTCGTGCCTCGCTCCTTGCGTGACGGTTTGTACCAACTCACAGCGCGCCCCCTTTCTTCTGGCAGTAAATCTCGGAAGCCGCCTTTGCACTCTCCAGCATCCTCTGACGCTCATCAATCCACTTTTGGAAGTTGTCAGCCGGAACAATAAACGAGGTCTTGACGAGCACCCCATCGCCCTCATCTGCTATCAGAGTGCGCAGCACGCCACCCTTTCGCAGCCTATCGAACACAATGCGTTCCTGCTCCTCCTTGCTTACCTCAACCCTGCCTTTCGGTACCACACACTCGACGGCATAGGCTTCGCGCTCTCCGACGGATCTGCGGCGAGTGACGGTCGGGATGAACCACAACGCCTTCTTGTGTCCGCAGCGCACACACTCCCCAAGCTGCCGCCCGTGCTGGTCTTCGGGGGATATGGGCGTATAGAGGTGTTCGCCATACCACAAGATACATTTGAGGGCGAGCATTATCTTTCTCATTTCGACCCTCCTTTCCATTCGCCTCGGTCTACCTCTCTTTCCGACAGGAACAGCGGGCCACTCTTATACAGCGTCCAGCAGTCCGCGTTCATCCGCTTCGCCATCTTGCGAAGAAGCCTGCCTTTATTCCCGTAGATGTTAGTGAAGTTCACATCTCCCCGATACATCACCGACAGGCGGTACTGCACTCGGAACATTTTTTTGATTTTGCTTGCTATTTTCATATCGTTCAAATATTGATGTTATGCGTTTATTCGGTTTCCCTTTCCCTGACGATATAGCTGTCCGGCTCGTATGCGTTCATTGCAGCCCTCGACGGGATGTTGTAGGTGCGGAACACTCGGTGGATGACGTTTCTGCAGAAGCCCTCGGTCTGCCCCACCATCTCGGCGATGTCCTCGATATACCACCCCTCTATGTAGTATTGGAGTATGGTGCAGTACGGTGGCTCGTTGTAGTCCGCCTGCTTCACATCCACAAGGCCACGCTTCCACAGCCAGCTGTACACGGTGGAGTACGGACGCTTCAGCTTCTCGCAGATGTCGTTGAGCGGCATAGTCTTGTAGTTGCGCAGGATGAAGTTCTGCGCCTGCTTCGAGAGCGGCTTGGGTCTCTTGGGTGTGCGTTTCATTGATAGATGATTTCTTTTCCGAGGAATTTCGCCCACTTGTATTCTTTCCGAGCA